AGCGATTGCGCCCCCGACATTCGTTACTTTTCACGACGCACAAGTGTTTTTTAATCCGGGGGTTACAGAGGGGTCCGGAGACGCGGGCATAATTCCCGGGCGCAAGTGCGGCATACAGGGGCGGTCGTGATCGAGAAAAAGCTCGACGAATCAGCGGGAAAAGCGAGCGAGCCAGACGAGAAAGTCGTCGCGCTCGACCCGTTCGGCGACGTGGCGGCTCCGATCATCGCGCGGCTCCTGAATCTGACGATCGCGCGCGTTCAACAACTTGCGAAAGAGGGCGTGATCGCGCGCGCTGGACGCGGGCGCTACAACGTGGCGGCTTGTGTGCGGGGCTACGTCGCCTACTTGCAAGCGCGCGGCGCGCACAAGGTCGAGACCGATCCGGACTCGCTGGAGCCGTTCAAGCGCAAGGCTCACTATCAGGCGGAGTCGGACAAGATGAAGCTCGCGAAGGAGCAAGGCGAGCTTATCCCGGCGGACGAAGTCGAAGACGAGATGGCGACGATCGCGAAGCTCGTAACCGAGACGCTCGAAACGCTCCCGGATATTCTGGAGCGCGACACGGGCGCGACGCCGCGCCAGATTGCGATCACGGAGCGCGCGATCGATCGCGTACGCGAGACGCTTTACTCGAAGCTGAAGAAGCGCGGCGCGCTCGCGCAACGCAAGGGAGCAACAGATTGATGCCGCGCTTACGCGAACTCGAAGGGCGCTTCAAACGATGGGAGAGCGCAATCGCTGACAAGGGACACGGTCGCACGTTGCCGGACGGCTCGACGCAATGGGGCGGCTTCCCGATCGATACGTTCGTCCCCGTCGAGACGCTCGCGGAAGCCGACGGGCTCTGGTTCGACTGCCCGAAGTGCTGGCAAGCGTGGCACGACGCGGGCGCAAAGCCGGAGAAGCTCGGCGAGACGAGCTACCGCCCCGGCGTTCATTCCGTCTTGATCTGGTTCGAGGGTCGACGCGCGCCGCCGCATATCGGACTTGACTCGACCGGGAAGTGCGTTCGCTGGGCGATCGGTAAAGACTCGACCGGACTCGACGATCTCGTCTTGACGCCGTCGATCCTTCTCCCGGGCAAGGGTTGCGGCTGGCATGGCTTCGTGGGCTCGAATGGAGTTCCGCCCGGACACGCGGCGTAAATGAGCTACGCGCGAGCGCGATCCGTCACTGAGCGAACGGCGGAGCTTTACCGTCCGCCGCGTCGTGCGCTCGCGAGCGAAGTCGCGCGCGCGCATCTGCGGAACGATCGCGATCGCTGGGACGCCGATCTCGCGCCGATGATGATCGAGCCGCTCGACCAGATATCCTCGCGCGAATACACGGGGATCGTGTTCGTCGGTCCGGCGCGAAGCTCGAAGACGTTCACGCTCGTCGGCGGCGGCGTGTGCTACGCCGTGATCGCGAGCCCGGGCGACGGCGCAATCGTGCATATCTCGCAAGACGCCGCGCGCGACTTCTCGCGAACGGACTTCGACCGGATGATTCGCTACTCGGACGCGCTCGCCGAGCGGCTCTCGCCGTATCGACGCGACGACAATACGTTCGATAAATTCTTCCGCTCCGGGATGATGGTCAAGCTGTCATGGCCCGCCGTCTCCCAGCTATCGTCGAAGACGCTTAAATACGTCTGGCTCACGGACTACGATCGACCGGAGAATCGCGACGACGTCGACGGCGAAGGTCCGCTCTTTGATCTCGCGGCGAAGCGGATCGAGACCTACATGAGCCGGGGCAAAGTGATCGCCGAGTCGAGCCCGGGCGAGGAGTTCGTCGACCGCACATGGAAAGCGTCGACGCCGCACGAAGCGCCGCCCGCTCCCGGAATATTATCTTTATATAATCGCGGTACTCGGGCGCGCTGGTATTGGCGTTGCGCGCATTGTGAAGCTCACTTTCAAGCCGAGCCCGGACTCGGAAACTTTCGCCTACTGCCGAAGGAGCGCGAGCATCTGGAGAAGCTCGTCGCATCCGGGACCGATCTCCCGGGGCTCGCCGAGGAGTTCGCGAAGGTGCCGTGTCCGAAGTGCGGCGCGATCCACGAACAGAGCGAGCGCGGCGAACTCAATCGCGGCGCGGCGTGGGTTCACGAAGGGGACGTCTGGAACGGCAAGGAGTGGGACACGAACGGACGGCGGCGCTCGAAGATCGCGAGCTACTGGCTCGGCGGCGTGGCGGCGGCGTATCAGCGATGGGACTCGATCTTGCTGAAACACTTCCAAGCCCTCGCGGGCTATCTCCAGACGAACGACGAGCGCGCGCTGAAAGCGACCGCGTTTACCGATCAGGCTTTCCCGTACACGCCGCGCGCGGTCGCGCGCCGCCGGACCGCCGACGAGTTCTCGACGCGCTCGGAAGACTGGGCGCAAGGGCTGATCCCGGCGGGCGTCGCGTTCTTAATTACCGCGATCGACGTGCAAGTCCGGAGCTTCGTCGTGCAAGTTCACGGCTTCGGCGTCGGGCTCGAATCGTGGATCGTGGATCGCTACGTTCTCGCTATGTCCGAGCGGACCGACGTCGACGGGCGCAAGCTCGCGCTCGATCCGGCGAGCTACGCCGAAGACTGGGACGGGCTGAAAGACGTGATCGAGAAGACGTACCCGCTCGACGGCGTCCCGGGCGCGATGATGGGGAGCCACGTCACGGTCTGCGACTCGGGCGGCGCGGAGGGCGTGACGCAACACGCCTACGACTTTTGGCGCAAGATGCGCGACGCCGGACACGCGCGGCGCTTCGGGCTCGTCAAGGGCGACGGTCGACCGTCCGCGCCGCGCTCGCAAGTCACCTACCCGGACACGCGCCGGAGCGGGCGCGACGCCGGAGCCCGGGGCGATATCCCGGTCTGGATGCTCGCGACGACCTTCTGGAAAGACGCGATCTCGGGCGACCTTGCGCGCGATCAGCGGGGTCCGGGGTTCGTGCATCTCCCGCGCTGGCTGGGGCGCGAGTTCTACGAAGAACTCGTCAGCGAGGAGCGCAACAAGAAGGGCGTCTGGGAGCGGCTGAAGCCCGGGCTCAAGAATGAAGCGTTCACGCTCGCTTACTACGCGCGCGCCGCCGCCCAGATCGCCGGAGCCGAGAAGATCGACTGGACGAAGCCGCCCGCGTGGGCGATCGCGCCGAAGCCGGGAGACAAAACGGAAAAAGTAGTATCCTTCGCCGAACTTGCGAAGGGGTTGAATCAATGACGCCGGAAGAAGAACTGGCGCAACTACAAGCGGCGAGGGCGGCGCTCCTCTCGGGCAAGCAACAAACCGAAGTCCAATACGGCGAGCGGCGCGTGAAGTATGCGGTCGCCGATCTCGCCGATCTGAACACGCGGATCGCCGAGCTTACGTCGACCGTCTCCGGGACCGAACGCCGTCCGCTCGGCGTGATCTGGTAATGGGCGCGTCGCTCCCGATCATCGTCGACCAGCGCGGGCAACCGCTCCGGGCAGACGCGGCGTTTAACGCCGCCGAGCGCGCCGGGATGGAACTCGCGTCATGGACCCCGCCGCTTATGTCGGCGGATGGGGAATGGCTGGGCGAGCGGAACATCGCGCTCGCGCGTGTTCACGATCTGATCCGCAATCACGGCGGCATCTCGGGCGCGGTCCAGACGCAAGTCGATAACATGGTCGGCTCCGGGCTGCGGCTCGCCGCGAAGCCGAACTGGGAAGCTCTGGGCGTGACTGATCCCGCCCAGCAACTGAAGATCGAGAGCGCGATCGAGACCGCGTTCGACGACTGGGGGAACGACCCCGGCTACTACTGCGACGTCGAGCGGAACCTGACCTTCGGCGGGCTCGTCGCGCGCGGTTGCCGCTCGCATCTGACGAGCTTCGAGATTCTCGCGGTCGCCGAGTGGCTGGAGCGCCCGGGCGCGGAGTTCCGGACGACCATCCGGGGCGTCGATCCGCTCCGGCTCTCCCAGCCGTCGACGGCGATCGAGAGCGCGACCTTCAAGGCGGGGATCGAGTTCGACGACTTCGGCGCGGCGGTCGCGTATCACATTGCGAACCGCGTCCCGACGGACCCCTACTCGGTCACGCGCCGGAACGATCTCCTTCGCTGGGTGCGTGTTCCACGGGAAACATCGTGGGGGCGCGCGAACGTAATCCACATTTTCGAGCATGAGAAAGACGGGCAGACGCGCGGGCGTGGCGGCATTCTCGCGGCGCTCACGCGCGCGAAGATGCTCGACAAGCATGAACAGGCGCATCTCCAGCAATCGATCTTGTCCGCCGTCTACGCGATGTTCGTAACGTCGCCGCTCGGTCAAGACTCGATCGGGCAAGCTCTGGGCGCGGGGCAGGGGATCGACGCGAATCTCGCGAGCTATCTCGCGGCGAAGACGGACTTCCACAAAGAAGCGAACGTGAAGTTCAACGGGGTCAGAATCCCGCACCTGTTCCCCGGGGAGAAGATCGAACACTCGAAGCCCGCGCATCCGTCGGCGAACTTCGAGAGCTTCGAGCGCATCTTCCATCGCTACATCGCGGCGTCGCTGAATATGACCTACGAACAGTTCACGAAGGACTATTCGCAGACGAACTACTCGGGGCATCGCGCGGCGTTGCTGGACTATTGGCGCTTCGTGACTGGACGGCGCTCGTCGATCTCGGGCAAGTTCGCCGGAGCGATCTACGTTCTGTGGCTGGAGGAGTTTCTCGACTCGGGCGGGCTCGACGGGATTCTCCCGAAGGGAGCCCCGGCGTTCTGGGACGCGAAAGCGGCATGGACGCGCCACGAATGGATCGGCCCGGGTCAAGGTCAGATCGACCCGTTGAAAGAAGCGAATGCGACGATGGTCGAGTTTCAATGCGGCGTGACGACGCTCGAAGCGGAATGCGCCGCGCGCGGGAAAGACTGGCGCGCGGTCCTGATCCAGCGCGCGCAAGAAGCCGCCGAAGCGAAGCGGCTCGAAACGCAATACGGGCTCGAACCGGGATCGCTCGACTACGCGAAGGGCGCATCGCCCGCGCCGCCGGGACCAGATGGCGGCGGAGACACGGGCGCGCCGCCCGCGAAGAAGGAGCCCGCGCCTACACCGGAGCCCGCCAATGCATGACCTACTGAACTATCCGCGCGTCGCCGCGCGCATCTTCGACGTCCCGCTTCTGGTCGACCGCTCGAAGCTGAACGTCATTCTCGGCGCGCTCGGCGACCGGATGCAGTTCGACGCGCCGCCGAAGTCTGCCGACGCGGTCGGCGCGCAACACGCGACGCCCGACTCGCACGAACAAGCCCTTCTCTCCGAAGCCGCGATGAAGAACGTCCCGCTCAAGCGGGCGGACGGCGGCTACTTTATCGCCGGGGACGTCGCGATCATCCCGATCGTCGGGACGCTCGTTCAGCGGTCCGACTGGATGACCGAGTCTTCGGGCATGGTCGGCTATGGGCGGATCGCGAGCAAGTTCGCGGCGGCAATGGCGGACCCAGCCGTGGGCGAGATCATGCTCGAAATCGACTCCCCGGGCGGGGAAGTCGCCGGGGCGTTCGATCTGGCGGACGGCATCTACAACGCGCGCGGAACGAAGCCGATCACGGCGGTCGCGTCCGAGCTTGCCGCGAGCGCGGCGTATCTGATCGCGAGCGCGGCGGACTCGATCGTCGTCCCCCGGACGGGCTACGTCGGGAGCGTGGGCGTCGTCGCCGCGCACTACGATATGTCGCGCCAGATGGAGAAGAAGGGCGTCGCCGTGACGTTGCTCTACGCGGGCGAGAAGAAGGTCGACGGGAACCCGTTCGAGCCGCTCGATCCGCGCGTTCGGGACGAGTGGATGGCGGAGATCAAAGCCGTCTACGGACTATTCGTAAACACGGTCGCGCGCAATCTGGGGATTGCTCCCGGGCGCGTTGCGTCGACCGAAGCCGGGACGTTCATGGGCTCGAAAGCCGTCGAAGTCGGCTTCGCCCATCGCATCAACACCTTTGCGAACGAACTCGGAAACGCTATGCTTCGCGCCAACGCGGGCGGGAACCCTCGCTCGAATCTCTCACATAAAGGAGTCGATTCCATGATGACCGAGCAAGAGAAGAAAGACGCGGCGGACGCCGCCGCGAAAGCCCGCGCCGACGGTCTCGCCGAGGGCGAGAAGAACGCCGCGAGCGTCGCCGACAAGAAAGCCGCCGACGAACGGGCGCGCGTTCAAGCCATCCTGACGTCGCCGGAAGCCGAAGGGCGGACCGAACTCGCGAATCACTTCGCGTTCGGCACGACCATGAGCGCCGCCGACGCGCAAGCCGCGCTCAAGCTCGCGCCGAAAGCCGAGAAGAAGGGACCGCTCGCGTCCGCGATGGACAAGGCGAAGCCGTCGGGCGTCGCCCCGGACGGAACGGACAATACGGAGACGGTCGAGCGCAAGAAGATCGACAGTCGCGGCATTTACCAGCGTCGGAAAGACGCGGTCGCCGCCCGCAAGCGTCACGGCATTCCGGCCTAGCGCCGAGCGCGCGTCGGAGCTTTCCTTTACTATCCGGCTCGCATCACTCCAAACGAAAACAGGAGACTAGAAGATGGAACCGAAAACAGAAGGTCGCCACGCGGCGAGCTTCATCATGAGCGAAGCGAACGGGAATCGCTCGCGCGAGACCGTCCTGATCGCCGAAGGTGAAGTCGTCACGGCGGGGCAAGTCATCGCGAAGCGGACGTCGGGCTCGTTCTCCGGCGACTACGTCGCGTTCGATCAAGACGGGAACGACGGCAGCGAGACCCCGATCGGGATCGCGATCAACGGCGTCGACGCAACGGACGCCGCCGTGAAAGAAGCCATCATCGCGCGCGACGCGGAAGTGAATGGCGATCAACTGGGCTGGCCCGACGATATCGAAGGGAGCGAGAAAGAAGACGGCGTCTCGGGGCTGGCGGACCTTGGAATCATCGTCCGGCTCCTGATCGTCGCGCTCGCGCTGGGCTGGATGATGGTCGGCGGCACGACCCCGGAACAAGCGGGGCTCGCGATGGCGCTCGTCGGGCTGGGTATGCTGGACGTCTTCAAGGGCTCGGCGTTCGACACGCTCTCGCTGACCGACGCGATCAACGAGATTCCGTTCGTCCCCGGGCGCGCGGGAATGCTGATCCCGTGGCGCGAGAACGGCGTGAACACGTTGTCGATTGCGATCGAGCAAAAGGCGGGCGTTCTCTCGCTTATCAATCCGTCGCCGCGCGGCGGTCCCGGCGAAGCGATCGGGAAACAGACGCGCTCGCTCCGTATGCTCCGCATCCCGCACTATCAGCGGGACGACGCGATCATGGCGGATGAAGTGCAGGGCGTCCGCGCGTTCGGCTCGGAGACCGAACTCGAAACGGTACAGGGCAAGGTAAACGAGCGCATGGCGGAACACGTCGATCTCGGGCTCGACCCGACGCTCGAATATCAGCGCGTGGGCGCGGTGAAGGGCGTGATCCTGAACGCCGACGGCTCGACGCTGATGAACCTGTTCACCGAGTTCGACGTCTCGCAAGCTGGCGAGATCGACTTCGATCTGGACAACGCGACGCCCGCGAGCGGCGCGCTTCGCGCGAAGTGCGCGGCGGCGGTCCGGCTCTCGATGGACGCGCTCGGCGGGCTCCCGGTCGTGGGGCTTCATGCTTTCTGCGGCGACACGTTCTTCGATCAGCTTCTCGCCCACAAGGAAGTCGTCGCGAGCTATCTCACGACGCCGATGGCGCAAGTTCTCCGCGAGGGCTACGTCTACCCGAACGGCGACAAGGTCTACGGCGCGTTCGAGTTCGGCGGGATCGTCTGGGAAAACTATCGCGGCAAGGTGAACGGCTCGCCGATCATCGAAGCCACGAAAGCCCATATCTTCCCGATCGGGAACGGTCTGTTCCGGACCGTGTACGCCCCGGCGGACTACAACGAGACGGTCAACACGCTGGGGCTCCCGCGCTACGCGAAGCAATTCCCCATGCCGAACGACAAGGGCGTCTCGATGGAAATCCAGTCGAACGCTCTGAACTACTGCACACGCCCGCTCTCCTTGCTGAAAGGCAAGAACACCTAACGGGGCGCGATGGCATCCCTCGCCGTTCTCCAGAGAGAGATCGACGCATCGATCTTCTCGGAGATCGGCGAGGTTCTTCGCTTCGGTTCACTCGAAGCGTCCGGAATTCTGCACAAGGCGTACCGCGAGATCGAGTTCCCGAGCGGCTACGTCGTCGGGCTCGCGATCTCGTTCGACTGCACATGGTCCGACTGGATGGGCTCGCTCACAGAGGGCGACGAAGTCTCCGTCTACGGGCTCGATGCGAGCCAGACCGAAGTCGCGCTCGGCTCGTTCCGCTTCATTCGGCGCATTCCGCCGGACGGCGACGAATCCTCGCTCGTCATTCTCGAACTCGGTAGTCTGGGCGCATGAGCGATCCGCTTTCGCTCACGGTCCGCGATGCCGTGATCGACGCGCTGAACGAGCCCGCCGGGAGCGGCGACGTCCCGGTCGCGACGAAGCGCCGCGTCATGCCGGGGGAGCCGATCAAGGAGCCCTTTATCGCCGTCTTTCTGGACGACGAGAACGTGAACCTTCCGCAAGGAACGCGCGGCGCGATCGCCGCCCGGGACGTCGGGATCAATATCCAGATCGGCGTCGCAACCGCTGATCTCTCCACGGTCGACGACTTGCTCGAACCCTTGCGCGCTCATGTGATCGAGCGTCTCGGCGACACTGATCTCGACGGGCTCGCGACGAGCGTAATCGAAGTCGGGATTCCCGAGGGCGGGCGGATCGCTTACAAGCTCGACCTTTATAACGCGCTCGTCTTTTCCTACTGGCGCGTCCGCTACCAAACGAAGCGCGCCGATCTGAGCGCGAAACAGTAAGGAGAACGACGATGGGACAGATAGGAAGATTTGCGCTCGGCGGCTTTGTGGCGCTCCAGAGCGTAGCGATGATTCTCGGCGGAACGACGATCCCGCTCTGGGCGATCGGAGTCGTCGGAATTGCGGCGGCGATCGCGATCTTTATCGGCAAGTGAAGCCGTTCTCGTCGCTCGTTCACGCGCACGTCGGGCGCGTCGGCGTCGCGATGGGCGGCGGGCTCTCTCTCCCCGAGCAAGTCAACCGCGCGCCGTCCGGCTCGGTTCTGATCTCGGCGAACGAACACGGCGCGAAGCTCGGCGTCGGGATCGACTACATCGTCGGCGTCGATCGCCACGTTCTCGACGAGAAGCATCTCCGCGCGTTCGGCGTCCCGCTGATCGCGCCGCATAACTGGGCGGACTACCGGATCGCGAAACAGCATCATCCGAGCGCCGGGATTACTACGGCGTGGGCGCTCTGGGTCATGGGCTGCGCGCCGATCTTGCTCGCCGGAATGGACTTGTACCGGGGCGGGACGTATTGGCACAAGCCCGACGCGCGCTCGACTGGGAACACGGTCAAGCTCGGACGGCATATCGATCGCTGGCTCGCGTTGAAGAACGCTTGCGGCGGCGTTCTCTCGCCGTTTCGCGCGATGGGCGGACCCTTGCTGGACTTCTTCCCCCGCTACGATCCGAGCGAGCGCGTGACGCCCTCGCACGTCGTCGCGGCGGCGAAAAGCGCGACGGGCGTCCGGGTTGCCGTGGAGCGCCGCTACGCGACGCGCAACGCGGACGGGTTCGAGCCCGGGGACGAGCCCGAGCTTGCGCCGGAACACGCCGAGCGGCTCGTCCGGGGCGGCTATGCGCGATATCTCGATGCTCCCGGTCAGCTACCCCGCTCCCGCTGAGACGACCGCTCCGCTTTTCGCGGCGGCGTTCGCCGAAGGATGCGGCGGCGAAGTCTCGACCGTCTACCAACCGACGCGCCCGTGGGCGGGCTTCGGCAGTCCGAAGACGTGGGACCATCTGCGCGAGACGCGCAAGCGCGGCGGCGAGTGGTATTACGGCGATCACGCCTACTTCGGGCGGCGCGTCTACTTCCGCGCCACGCGCAACGCCTACCAGCATCCCGGACACGGCGAGACGGACGGACGTCGGTTCGCGCGCATGGGCATCGAGATCAAGCCGTGGCAACGGGGCGGCTCCGAGATTCTGGTCTGCCCGCCCGACGCGGGCTGGGCGCGCTTGATGAACATGGACCCTAATCTCTGGCTCGCCGAAGTGAAGAAGAAGCTCCACGCGAACAGCGACCGCACGATCACGGTTCGGCGGCGCGGCTCCCGTGTCCCGCTCGTCGAACAGTTCCGCCCCGGGCGGACGTGGGCGGTCGTGACCTACACGTCGAACATCGCGGTCGACGCGCTTCTGTACGGCGTCCCGGCGTTCGTGACGGGCGACTGCGCGGCGCGCTCGATGGCCCGGAGCGATCCCGTGAACATCGAGTTCCCGTTCCGCCCGGACGATCGCGAACGCTGGCTGGGCGTTCTCGCGGACAATCAATGGACGCTCCCCGAGATCGCGGCGGGGCTTGCATGGGAGAAGCTGAAATGAAATTCTGGGAAAAGGGCGGATGGTGGCTCCCCGACGTGGAAGAACACCTTCAGGAGTGGATGACGAAGGTCAACAAGTGGCGGACCAGCGCGGACGGCTCGCGACGCTTGCTCTACCAAGCGCACAAATACGAGCGCGCCCGCGCGCTACAGGCGGATCGATCCGGGCTCGCGGTCGACGTCGGCGGACACGTCGGGCTCTGGTCGTGGCAGATGGCGCAAGACTTCGCGAGCGTCGTCGCGTTCGAGCCCGTGAAGGAGCATCGTCAATGCTGGGAAAGGAACATGGCGGCGATCCCCTACGTCGAGTGTCATCCTTGCGCGCTCGGCGCGGAAGCCGGGACGGTCCGGCTGAAGTGCCGGACCCCGGGCTCGTCGGGCGACACGGGCGTCGACCCAGTCGCCGAACGGAGTTCGCTCCGGGCGAGCGTGGACGTCGAAGGGGAAGAAGCCGAACTGCGGACGCTCGACTCGTTCGGGCTGGAGAATGTCCGTTTTATGAAGCTCGATTGCGAGGGCTACGAGTTCCACGTCTTGCGCGGCGCGCTCGCCACGATCGAGCGATGCCGTCCGGTTATGGTCATCGAGCAAAAGCTCCAGACGGGCATGGAGGAACGCTACGGGCTGGAGCCGAAACAAGTCTTCGATCTCCTCGCGGGGCTGGGCGCGAAGCATCGCGGCAGCATCCAAGGAGACCATTTTTTCTCGTTCGCGTAGAATCCCCCGGCAATATGGGCATGGGCGACGAGATCATGGCGGCGGGGCGAGCGGAGACGCTTTATCAGTCGACGCGCTTCCCGGTCGCCGTGACCGACTCGAAGGGTCGCGTACGCTGGTCCGAAATGTGGGACGGGAACCCCGCGCTCGATCCTAACTCTCCCCAGAAGCTCGTCGACTGCCCGGGTCATCGCGCGTATATCGAACGCTGGATCGGTCGCCGAGTCGTCTTCCGGCAGGAGCATCGCCCGCGCGCGGGGAAGATTTTCCTCGCGCAAGGCGAACTCGCGTGGGCGGCTCAACTGGGCTTGCCGGACGAGTTCATTCTCGTCGAGCCCACGATCGCGCCCAAGTCGAGCCCGAACAAGCAATGGGGGCGCGCGAACTGGGAGAAGCTCGTCTCTCTCCTGACGCTCCCGGTCTACCAGATGGGACCAGACGACGGGCGGATCACGCTCCCCGGCGCGCATCGCATCATGACGCCGACGGCGCGACACGCCGCCGCGATCGTCGCGCGCGCGCGCTTGCTCGTTCTCCCCGAGGGCGGGCTTCACCATATCGCGGCGTCGTTCGGTCGGCGCGCGGTCGTGATCTTCGGCGCGTTCACGCCGCCGCTCGTCACGGGATACGACTTCCACACGAACATCGCGGTCGAGACGCCCGAGGGTTACTGCGGGCGCTATGAACCTTGCTCGCATTGCGCGGCGGCTATGGCGACGATCTCGCCGGAACACGTCGCAGGGCTCGCGGGGGTCATGCTCGCTGCGTCGTCAACCGCGCCGCGCGAAGTGGCGCATAACTAGGAGAACAAAAATGAATTCCTTTCCCGGTCGCGGCGAGAACGTCAAGCTCGGCAAGGGCGCGCTCTTTCTCGATCTCGATGCCAAAGGCTACGAGTTCGTCGGAAACTGTACGTCGGTCGCCGTCGCATCCGATATCACGAAACAGGAACTCTATTCGTCGACCGAAGCGTCGGGCGCGCTACTCGACTCGACGACGTCGCGCGTGAAGTACACGATTACGCCCGTGATTAGCGAGTTCACGCTGACGAATCTGAAGCTCTTTCTCAAGGCGCAAGAGAACGACAAGCCCCAGACGGCGGACACGGGCGACACGTTCGCGATCACGAACGCGAAGCTCGGGCGCTACTACGACGTCGGCAAGCGCCAGATATCCGGCGTCACGGTCTCGAAGGGCTCGGTCGAAGTCGCCGCGTCGGGCAACTGGGAAGTGAACGAAGAATTCGGCGTCGTGCATCTGTTCGCGAACGCGACCGACGTCGACGACGACGACGATCTCGTCGTGAACTTCGAGTCGCCCGAGCTTACGATCCAGCAACTGCGGATCGCGACGGCTGGGCAAGCGATCGCGAAACTTCTCTACCTTGCCGACGACGCGAACAACGCGGCGAATCCGGCGAAGGATCGGCTCGAATGCTGGCGCGTGGACGTGGCTCCGGACGGGGAACTGAATCTGATCTCGGACGACTACGGCTCGTTCTCGCTCTCGATGACGCTCCTTACCGACGCGGCGAATCATCCGGACGAGCCCTACGGGACGCTCGACCGGATCAACGCGGCGGCATGAGCGAAGCGGTTCTAAGCGAAGAAGAAGCGTCCGCCGAGCGCGCAGTCGTCACGCTCGGCGGTCGCCGTTTTGTCGTGATCCACTTCGATCGGCGAACGGTCGTCATGGATCACTATCTCGGGAAGATGATCCGTCGCTCCGGGGTAGACAAGGTCGTTCCGATGGACTCGGACGGCGAAGGGATGCTCGCGCAGCAAGCCTACTTGCTGCGATGCCAGACGGCGCTACTCGACTCGGGGGTCGCGCATGAGATCATCGCGGGCTTTTTGCTACCCGAGGGGAAGGTCGAGCGAGACTGGACGCCGGATATCGCGCGGAAAACGGCGGCGCATATCGCGGCACTCGATACTGAAGGGGACCGCGATCAGGTTCTCCGCCTTTCGATGGAAGCCGTCTTCGGTTTTTTTCGGGACGCGCTCGCGCGGCTCGGCAGTATCCAGCGATCTTTGCTCGTTCAGAGTCAGAGCGCCGCGACGCCGAGCGAGAGCGCAAGCGCGAGGGCGCATTAGAACTAGGGGAGTGGAATTCCATCGTGCGAGAAGTAGCCGGACACGACTACGACAAAGCTCGCGCGATCGGCTTCTGGCCCGCGCTCGAACTACTGGAAGCGTTCGAGTCGCATCTCCGGCGTAGGGCGCTCGCCGAGTTTCAACACGCGACGCTCGTCTGGACGACTGGCTATCCGTCGGTCGTCATGTTCGCGAAGGTCAAGCGTCCGAAGCCGCCCGACGTTCCGCCGATCCTGAGAAAAAACGATGGCTGATGATATCCGCGTAAGGCTCTCTCCCGAGGGCGTCGAAGACGTTCTCGCCGCGCTGAAGAAGGTTCGCGCGGGCGCGGGCTCGGCTGCGAAGGGAGCCGCGAAAGAAGTCGGCGTCCTGAAGCAAGCGATGGAGGAGATCAAGGAACTTGCGCCGACGATCGGGCTCGCCGCCGTAATTCTGGGCGTGATCTCGCTCGGTAAACACGCGCTGGAGACCGGGGAACATATCCGCAAGATGGGGCAAGCGGTCGGCGCGACCGCCGAAGACTTGTCCGTCTTTCGCTTCGCATCGATCACGGCGGACGTGTCGATGGAGCAACTAGAAAAAGGGATGGTCAAGCTCGCGCGCAACGTCGTCGAGCTTCGCAACGGGAACGAGAAAGCGACCGACTCGTTCGATCAACTGGGCTTGTCCGCCGCCGACTTCGCCGGGAAGGATACGGGGCAAGCGTTCGCGCTGGTCGCCGAGCGGCTCGGCAAGCTCCCCGACGGGATCGAGAAGTCCGCGCTCGCGTTCGATCTACTCGGCAAGGGCGGGGCGAAGCTGATCCCGTTGATGAACGATATCGCGACGAAGGGCTTCGCCGCCGTTCGCAAAGAAGCGGAAGACGCTGGGCTGATTATGTCGACCCAGTTCGTCAAAGCCGCCGAAGAAGCAAACGATCAGATGAAGCTCGCGAAAGCGCAAGCCGAAGGGCTCGCGATCGCGTTTACGACGGGGCTCGCGCCCGGGATCGCGGAAGCGGTCGACGAGTTCCGCAAGGGCGTGAAGTCGGGCGATACGAGCGGGCTCAAGGAACTGGGCGAAGCCGTCGGTCACTTCGCCGTCTACGTCGTGCGCGCGTTCTTAATCGCGGGGCAGACCGTCGCCGCGTTTATGGCGCTCATGACGGAAAAGGCGAAGGACTTGAAGAAGCTCGGCTCGGAAATCTCGTCGGGCTTCCACAAGGGCAACGCGATCGCCGGACCGATCGGCGGTCTGATCGGGATCGGCAAAGCGATCACGACCCCGACGGACTCGAAGCAAGTCGAGATCATCGACGAACTCGGCAAGAAGATCGACGAGATACTGACCAAGACGGAGCCGTCCAAGCTGGGCGCGCACAAGGCGGCGCTCGACGCGCTCCTCTCGGGCGACGAAGAAGGGGAGAAAAGGTCGATCGGGCTGAAGGATCAGATCGCGCGGCTCACGGGCAAGCTGCGCGACGACGATCTGAAGTCCCTTAGCGACGTTGCCGCGAAGACGGAAGCCACGAACGAGCGGATCATCCTCGCGGAGCGCGCGCTCGCGGACGCGCGGGCGGCAAAGAACGCGATCACGCTCGAAGGTCAGAAAGCGATCGACGCCGCCGAACAGAACGTCTTCCGCGCCAGAGTCGAGAACGCGCGCGAGACGGCGAACCGCGAACTCGCGATCGTGAAGCTGCGGACGGACGGGCTCCTCGCGCTCGCGAACAAAGACTTCGCCGGGACGAAGGAGCGCGCCGGGGTCGTGCGCGAGATTCACAAGCAAGAAGCCGAAGCGACGCTCGCGATCAACGTGAAGCTGTTTCAGGATTTGACGCGGCTCCGTGAAAGCTACCTTGCCGACGCGCGGAGCGCGGCGTCGACGATCATCGCTCTGGACAAGGAGATCGCGAAGAACAAGCGCGAACAGCAACGCTTCGCCGAGGAGATCACGCTCGCCGGACTCTCGGACGAACAGAAGCTCGGCTACACGATTCTCCTCGCGAACCAGCGGACCGCCGAGCTACGCGACGCCGCGCTGTCGGGCGATCTGGAGAAGACGCGCGAACTGCGGACCGAAGTAATCGGACTCGCGCGTGACATTGCGAAGATGGGCGAAGCCCGGGTCGCGGAGAACATCTTCGGGGAAGCGAACGATCTGTTCCAACTGGCGGCGAACGCCCGTCAGCTACAGGCGAAGACGGCGGGCGACGTCGCGACGAAAGAAGCGGACAAGCTCAAGACCGAACTCGCGACCGTGAAGGATCAGATCGGCGAAGCGGCGAACGCGATCGTCGCGAACATCAAGCCGAAGGTCGACACGGACGCGCTTAACACGCTGATCGCCGACGTTCAGAAGACGCTCGGCTCGCAGAAGTTCACGATCCAGCTTTATCCGCAGATGGTCGGCGGTCCCGCTGTTCAGGGGCAAGCGGGCTACGCGAGCGGCGGTCCGATTCGCGGATGGTCGCCGCACTCGCGCGCGGACAATATCCCGATCTTCGCGACGGCGGACGAGTTCATGCAACCCGTCCGGGCGGTCCGCCACTACGGAACGGACTTCATGGAGTCGATCCGGACGCTCCAGTTCCCGCGCTTCGCCGACGGCGGGCAAGTGGGCGGCGGCTGGATGGACGGCGCGGGCGCGATGCAAAAGCGCGTCGTCGAGTTCCGCGCGGGCGGCGCGAGCGCGAGCGGGGAATTTACCGACGAGCAACTTCGCAGCTTGACGCGCGTTCTTCGCGAGATGGAACTCGGCGACGGGAGCCCCGCATGATCTCTCTGGACGGAGTCGACCTTTCGGACTCGATGATCTGGCGCGAACGCTACAACGCGAGCGGCGTCGAACAGACCGAAGATCGCACACTGGGCGGCGTCCCGGTCGTGTTCTCCGAGGGCTACGAGAAGGGCGTCCCGATCACGCTCGCCGCCGAGACGGATATCGGCTGGCTCACGCGGACGCAAGTTCTCGCCATGCTGGAGCGCGCCGCCGTCCCGGGCGCGGTCTACGCGCTCGACTTCGGGAGCGAGACGTTCGACGTCATCTTCACGGGTGACAGAGTCCGCATGGAGCCCGTCTACGCGCGCGTCGCGGATGCCGCGTCGGACTACTTCCGGGGCGAACTGTTCTTCATGACGGTCTAAGGGAGAGAAGCTATGTCGGTCCAAGCGGACGAAATCCTCTACTACAAGTCGCTAGTCGTCTCGGACGCCGCCGGGAACGGCGGGCGCATGAGCGCGAACGAGATCGTCGACGGCGCGGCGCGCAACGTCTTCAACACGGTCGGCGAATCCGAGCGGACGGCGGGCTCGACCAAGTACCGGAAAGTCTTCATCAAGGTCGCTAACGACGACGATCTCCCGGGCTCCGAGCCGAAGGTCGTTCTCGATCGCTACACGCTGGGCGACGATATCGTGACCTTCATCCCCGGCACTCAGACCGACGTCCAGAGCGCGATCGCGGGAACCCAGTATGGAGCCGGGAAGCTCGACGCGAACGTAGTCGCGACCGCGACGACGCTCGACATTCTGGTCGAAGACGGAACGAATCATACGTTCGTGAACGGCGCGTCGATCCGCATCTCGGATATGGCGGACGTTCAAGCGAGCGGGAACGAAGAATTCGTGACGATCTCGGGCGCGCCGTCCGTTCTGGGCGACGTCGTCTCGATCACGTTTACGCCCGCGCTCGCGAACAACTACTCGGCGAGCAATACCTACGTCCAGCGCGTCTACACGCCGCCCGCCGACGTGGAAGCCACGATCGACAACGTCGTCGTCACGTCCGCCGCCGGGACGTTCGACGATGACTTCTTGCTACCGGATGCGATCGGCGGAATCGAAGACGTAATCACGGCGACGTTTACGAGCGCGACGGCGTTTACGCTGGTCGGCGCGGTCGCGGGCGCGCTCGGCGTGGGAAGCGTGGGCGCGGGAGCCGCTCCCGTGAACGCGGACTTCGGCAAGCCGCGCTTCGTGATCCAGAGCGCGGGCTTCGGCGGGACGTTCGTCGCCGGGAATACGATCGTGTTCCAGACCCATCCGGCGGCGGTCCCGATCTGGCTGAAGCGGCTCGTCCCGGCGGGAGCCGGACCGTTCACGGCGAATGAATGCGTTCTCGCGCTGATCTGTGAGACGTCGGCGTCATGATGTACCCCCATCCGCCCGAGACGACGCTACTCGTCGCGAAGGAGACCGGACGCGGCGCGGTCACGGCGCATAACGTCGAGCTACTCCTTCGCCCGGATCGGCTCCCCGGCGAATCGTGGCTGGGCTACAGGGCGCGTCTACGCGCGGCGCGGGATTGGCGCAAGGCGAACCGCTCGGGCGCGCGGCGCGTGGCGGAGAGCGTCCCAGAGGGCAACATCGCGGGCAAGCGGTAAATGAGCGACGCCGCGCTCCAAGCCCAGACCGAAGTCCGGTTCTCGAAGACGGTCAAGGCGGGCGACTTCGGGCTCGCGATCGTGGGCAACCCGGGCGCGTATCTGGACTCCCTGATTCACTTGCTGCTGATCCCGGACGTCCCGGCGTCGCTGGTCGCGGACGTGGGCTCGATCCAGCTTGGACAAGCGCGCCCCTACGACGTCCCGGGCGGGATTCTCACGTTCTCGAACTCGGACGCGACGAAGCTCCCGATGGCTCCGATCGGCACGATCCCCGAGTTCCGTCGGCTGTTCGCGTTCGGCGCGACGGGGCAAGTCGTCGGCGTGACCGCAAGCTGGGAAGAATCGACGCAACAAGTCCGGCTCTCGCGACCGATCACGGGCGCGATTGCCTATGCGAAGTATCGGACGACCGCGCGCGAGTTCGTCTACACGCCGCAAGTCGAAGTCTTCGGACAAGGTTCCGCGACGACCTACGGCGTGATCTGCGCGCACTATCGCGGCACGATCATTACCTATGAAGCGACGCCGTCGACGATCGAGCGCGGGCTCGCGCTGATCGAGCTTTACCGCCGCTACTCTTACAAGGTCACGAATCGAGACGGGCAGTTCGAGAAGCCGCCGAACTATCCGACGAGCGGCGCGTATCCGGATGCTCCATCGTTCACGCTGGACGTCGACGGCTCGACGCAGTTCGAGCGCGTCCATGAGATCGGACTCATGAACGAGCGCGGCTATGCATGGGTCGAGACGCCGAACGTCAACATTCTGGAGCCGTTCGTCGACGTACCGACATACGTCCCGACGATCTCGGTCCGGATCAACGCGCTAGACCCGACGAAGTATCCGCCCGAGATCATCGCGAAAGCGAAAGACTTCATCAAGTCGAGAGGGCTCGGGACTGGGGTCTCGTAGATGCCCGCCGTCGTAACGCACGACTTCCATCGAGACGAAGCGGTCCGCTCGGTCACGGGCTCGGAGAATCTCGGCTTCTTGCTCGCGCGCTCGGGTGCGGCGCTCGCGCCGAAATGGTGGGCGCATTACGCCGACGGCGTCGTGGAGGAGATCAATCCGGCGGACGGTCATCCGCGCCCCGATCCTGATCCCGCCGTTCGCTCCAAGCGCGTCGCGATCCCGCCGTCGATCCAGACGCAAGACGGGCTCGTCATCAAACACGGGAGCAAGTTCTCGGGGCTGATCCGGCGCGCGGTCCAGTGTCAATATTCGCGCGGGCTGGAGACCAAGTTCTCCCATCTCTGGTCGAAGACCCACGGCATCATCGAGTATCCGCAAGATCGCGAAGTGGGCTCGACCAAGGGCGAAGAAGCGGTTCTCCTCGCGACGCGCCGCCAGTGGGTCATCGAGATATCCGCGCAAGGCGTGTTCGCCGCGCCGCTCGCGATCGGCGCGGACTGTCGGCGATGCGCGACCGATATCTCGAACTATCTACCGACGGCGTCCCAGCTTGCGTCGCATCCGGAATGGTCCGCCTACGCTTCGGAGCTTTCGCTCGCGTGGGCGTATGCGAATAAGAACGAGAGCGGCGCGGTTCTCCAGCTTCTGACCGCTGGCGCGATCGCCCCGGCTTACGCGAACGGCGCTCCTTGGTACTCGGGTATGGGCTGGGCGTTCTCTGGCTCGGGCTACGCCGCGTCGAACGTCGTCGCGCGCACGATCTTCGACGGCGAATCGGTCGGACTGCCGGACTACTACGAGACGCGGCTTCTCGATCTCGACTTCACGGTCTCATTTACGGGCTCGGTCATTACCGCGCTCACGGCGGCGAGCGGCGTCGCTTACGCGAACATGGCGGGACACGGGTTCGTCGAAGGGGCGCTCGTCTCGATCTTCGGAGCCACGCCCGACGACTACAACGGCGCGCACATCATCCGCAACGTCACGGCGGACTCTTTCGAGTTCACGGTCGAGTCGGGAATCCCGAGCCCCGCGAGCGGCTCGCCACAAGCGGCGAACGCGGCGGGCGTGGCGACGATCACGGCGGCGCTCACGACCGGAACGCCGGGGCGCGTGACGTTTCGCTGGGCTGATCTCGGGACGCTCTGGGTTCCGGGCTCGGAACAGTTCACGCGCTGGGACGGCATTCGTCCCTTCCGGAATATCTTCAACTGTTCGGGCGTCGTCCATGTTTTCTACGACGGCGAAGAAAAGGTCGTCACGAACTGGCGGAGCCAAACCGGAACGGTCGCCGAGGAGCGCATCTTGAGTCCGCACCCGGACCCGAGTTCGCCGAACTATCCGCTCCCGGCGGGAGCCGATCCGAACAACTACTGGGCGGGCGTGACGTTCGGCTTTCACTACTGGGCGTCGGCTCCGCTCTACATCGACCCGTATCCACAAGACAACAAGGCGAACCCAGATTGCAAGTTCAAATACGCCGATTATGTGATCGGGTCCGGGCATCTCTATAGCAGCTACGGCAATCTCGAATGGGGCTTTAGCGGTCCGTTTAATCACATCGTTAATGCTTATTCGCGCAACCGCATCGAGACCGAGACCCATTGGTACACGGATCACATTCGCGACCCGGGCTTCGACACGTTCTATAACAGCGGATACGTTGAATGCGGGACGTCTCCGCCGCGATCGTGCGCGGCGACGTTCGTCTACCGCGCCTACAAACGGACGATGGTCAAGAACACGGCGCGCGTGACCGAGGGCGGCTCGGGCTCGTCCGCGTTGTTCCTCTTTCCGATGGAGCGCGAAGCGGTCGGCGGCGTGAAGCGAACGAGCAACACTTACGCGACGACGAACAGCGCGGTCGGCGGAAACTTTCTCAAGAGCCGGATCGTGACCGAACACGTTATTCACGCGGGCTTCCCGTTGTGCAACATCGCGCAGTTCGACATAGCGCCCGCCGGACTTCCATCCGTCGGACCGACGATCTCTCAGCCCGTCGTGAACACGTCGAGCGCGACGAAAGAGTTCGCGATCCGCGCGTCGGGCGGCGTCTCGATCTCGGGCAGCATTGCGGGCGCGTCCGCCGATCTCGATCCGTTCATCGTCTGGCAAGCGGGCGTCAAGGAGACGGCGGACTCGTCTATCTTCTACATGGGCGGCGGGCTCTACAACGCGGACCCGGGCTTGAACCCGCCGGACCAAACGGACAATAGAGTTTATAGTCGCGACGGCGTCCAGAGCGTGACGTCGGGCTTTACGGCGCTACCGTCCGGGCGGACCCCGGTTGCGTTTATCGGACAGGTGTAAACGATGGCTTCCGTCCCTCAGAGCATCGCGTATCTCGAACAGCGTCTCTCCGGCGGCGCGGCGAACGCGGACCCGGACGCTTCACTGGGCGGCGTAATGTCGAGCGAGCGCATCCTCGCGCAGTCGACGACCGCGCTCTCGAACGTAACCGGGGTCGTGATCGACTACGCGGGCGGCAACCCAGCGGGCGCGGGCTCGCTCGCGTTCGACTTCTCCGACGGGACGCTGACGTGGACGCCGAACGGTCTGGACGCGGGCGACCCCGTCGACGTGAACGACGCGACCGGACGCTATGCGATCTTCGGCGAACAAGGCGTCTTGCTCGTCACGGTCACGACGGGCTCGCTCGCGGGCTCGGACAAGACGGACGCGGTCACGATCGCATACATCGCGAACGAACAGTTCGACGACGTCACGAAGGGCGAGTCGTTCGCCGGGGACTCGGAGTATCGATGCTTCTACGTCGAGAACGCATACTCGGGCTCGGTTACGTCGATCACGCGCTCGGGCGGGACGGCGCACGTCACGACCGCCGCGAATCACGGCTACGTCTCGGGCGACGAAATCTCGCATCGTGGCGCGGTTCAACCGGAATACAACGTGTCCGAAGTAATCACGGTCATCGACGCGAACGAATACGAGTATCCAGTCTCAGGCGCGCCCGCGACTCCGGCGACGGGCGCGATCTTCCACGGCAAACAGATGCTCTCGGTTGAAGTCTACATCGCGACCCAGCCAGACCCGGGAACGGTCTCGGTCGGCGTGGATGCGGCGGGCGTGGGCGACGGCGCGACGAAGACGGTCTCCTCGCTCACGCGCGCGAGCGCGACGGTCACGGCGACGACGGCGGCTCCGCACTCCTACGAGACGGGGCAGACGGTCACGATCGCGGGCGCGACGCAAAGCGAATACAACGGCGTCCAGACGATCACGGTTACGGGCGCGTCGACCTTTACCTATGCGATCGCGGGAACGCCCGTCACTCCGGCGACGGGATCGCCCACGGTCTCGCGCGGCGTGGCGGTCACGGTCGCGGACGAGAACACGGCTCCGGTCGGCGTGACGTTCTCCGAGCCCGACGAAGTCGGCGTCGCGCTCGTTCTCGCGGCGCTTCGCCCGGGCGAGTCGGTCGCGTTCTGGAAACGGCGCGTCATCCCGCAACGGAACACGACGACGAACGCCGAGACGCTCGATCAACTGAGCTTCGCCGTCTTCTCGTAGATGCATCCGCACGACCGCATCCGCGAGACTGCCGACTTTAACGCGACCGATCCGTTCGCGTTGAACGGCGCGGACTCGGGCTACGCCGCGTTCGGCGACGTGCTGGCGGACTTGGACGAAGTCACCTACTCCGCCGTCTTCGGGACGCAATGGGAAGTCGGACAAGGTCGCTACGAGACGTCGGGGAATCAGATCGTGCGGCTCGAAGTGTTCTCGAACAGCGAACAGACGACCGCGCTGATCTCGTTTAGCGCGGGAACCGGGAGAGTCTGGATCGATCACTCGGCGGAAACAGAAAAACGCAAATATGGCTTGATGATCGCGATCTCTCAGGGAGTCGGCATCATATGAACTTCGCTCCGATCTACTCGCGCGCGCCGGACTTCCAATGGGTCTCGGGCTACGCGACCGCCGCGAACACGACCGCCGATCTCACGGCGGGGACGATCTATCTCGCGTTCACGGCGGGCGCGGACGGAGGAACGCTTCCGAAGCTGATCTTCCGCTCGACGCCAGCGGGAACGACGACGAAGACGGTCGCGCGCATCTGGATCAACAACGGATCGACGACGGGAACGGCGGCGAACAATCAACTAATCGACGAAGTCCCGCTCGCGGCGACCGCGTCGGATGCGGACGATCCGACGACCGGGATCGTCTGGACGCTCGGGCATCAACTCCCGGCGGGCTATCGCATCTACGTCACGCTCGGAACAGGTTCGGCGAACGGCTGGGCGATCTCGTCTCCGGGCGGAAAGTATTAAGCTCCGCTGATGTTCCCGAACGAGCCCTTCCCCACGCCGGGGCTTCAGGGCTGGAAGACGCAAATCTTTAGCGATGCGTTCGTCAACGTCGCGCCGAAGTGGAAGAAGCCGCCGGGAATCTCGCTCGTCCATGCGTTAGTGATCGGTCCCGGCGGCGGCGGCGCGGGCGGAACGAGCGGCGGCGCGGTCAACCGAACGGGCGGCGGCGGCGGCGGAAGCGGCGCGATCACGCGCGGCGTGTTCCCGGCGTGGGCGCTCCCCGAGTTTCTTTTCCCGCTCATGGGAACAAGTCTGGGCGGCGCGGCTGGCGTGGGCGGCGGAACGGCGACCGCCGCCTATATCTTGACGCATCCGTTGATTATCACGGTCGAGACGCTCTTTCTCTATGCCGCAAGCGGCAACCCGGGCGCGGCGGCGGGAACAGCGGGAACGGCGGCGGCGATCACGGCGACTACAACGCATTGCCTTGCGTCGCTCGGAAACTGGACGTCGATCGCGGGCGTCGCTGGCGGCGCGGGCGCGGTCGGCGCGGGCGCGCAAGCGGTCTCGGGCTCGGGAGTCGGAACGGTTCTCACGGGCGGCGGCGGCGGCGGCGGCTCGTCGAACGTCGGCGCGAATGGAACAGGCGGCGGCGTCGCCGCGCATGGCTTTCATCCCGGGCTCGCGGCGACCGCGATCTCCGGCATCGACGGCGCACTCGGCGTCTCGCTTCTGAGCGCGCTCCGTCCGTTCTTCGCTTGCGGCGGCGCGGGCGGAAGCGGCAACGGCGCGGGGACGGGCGGACGTGGCGGCTACGGCGCGTTCGGCTGCGGCGGCGGCGGCGGCGCGGGCGGCGGAACGGGCGGACGTGGCGGCGACGGCGGGAACGGTTTAATCATCATTTCGTGCGGATGAAACGATGTTCGTAGACACGGACGCGAGAACGCGAATCTTCGGACACGCGCGGATGATCCCGGGCGCGCGCTCGCCTAGCGGGGTCTGGGTCAAGCCGAAGGGAATTACGTTCGTTCACATTCTGATTCTGGGCGGCGGCGGAAGCGGCGGCGGCGGACGAACGGACGTCGCCGGGATCGGTCGGCAAGGCGGAAGCGGCGGCGGCGGCGGAGCCACGACGCGCGGCACGTTCCCCGCCTACGCGCTCCCGGATATTCTCTACCCCCGCATGGACGCGGCGGCGACGGGCGGCGCGGGCGGCGCGCCGACGGCGAACAACGGAATCGGCGGCTCGGTTGGCGGCTCGGCGTGGGTCAGCGTGGACCCGATTCTCTCGACGGCGGGCTATCTTCTTCTTCTCGCGAACGGCGGCGCGGGCGGAAGCGGCGGCGGGACGGGCGCGGGCGGTCCCACGGGCGGCGGCGGCGCGGTGGCGACGCTCGCGGGCGCGATGGCTCTCTCGTCGCTCGGGGTATGGAACTCGACGAACGGCACGATCGGCGCGCAAGGGGGAACGGGCGCGGCGGCGGCGAATGGATCGGGACAAGGCGGCTTGCTCACGGGCGGCGGCGGCGGCGGGCAAGCGACGAACTTGAACGTCGGAACCGTGGGCGGCGGGACGACGGCATATGGAGTAATGCCCGCGTTCGCGTCGACCGCCGCGTCGGGCGTGACTGGCTTGAATGGCTTCTTCGACTTTTCCCGGAGCTACGGCGGAAACTTCGTGTTCATGGTATGCGGCGGCGCGGGCGGATCGGGGCATGGAACCGGAACAGGCGGAGACGGCGGGATGGGCGGTCCGGGTTGCGGCGGCGCGGGCGGCGCGGGCGGCGTTCAAGGCGGCAGCGGGGGCAACGGCGGATCGCCGTTGATCGTGATCGCGTGTTCGTAAACGAGCCGATCCCGTCGTCGGAGAACAAGGGCTGGCGCGAGTTCGTCGTCCCGGCGGTCGGCGAGATTGTCTGGACGAAGCCGAAGGGCGTCAGCGTCATCATGTTCACGGTCATCGCTCCGGGCGGCGCGGGCGGCGGCGGCGAATCGAACGCGGGCGGAAACGCGCGAATCGGCGGCGCGGGCGGCGGCGCGGGCGCGATCACGCGCGGCGTGTTCCTCGCCTACCTTCTACCCGACATTCTCATTCTGGGCGGCGGCGTCCCGGGCGGGAGCGACGTTCCGCAAGGCGGCGCGCCCGGAGCGGGCGGCGGCGCGAGCGGCGGCGCGGGCGAAGCGCAAGGCTTCGCCTACGTCCGACTTCAGGATGGCTCGACCGCGCCTTATCTCCTCTTGCTTGCGAACGGCGGGCAACCCGGACCCGGAGGAGATGGAACGGGGCAAACAGGCGGCGTCGGCGGCGTCGCGTCGGCGGCGACCGCTCACGTTCTCGCGTCGCTCGGGACGTGGCTCTCGATCGGCGGACTATCTGGCGGGAACTCGTCGAACGCGGGCGTGGGCGGGAACGCATCCGGCGGCGTGACGATCCCGACTCCGCTTACGGGCGGGAGTGG